CGACAGTACAAGCCCTTGGTATTGGTGGACAGATTACAGGAGCACGCTCAAATCTCATTATCCTTGATGACGTTGTTACGACATCCAACGCACACGAATGGGAAAAGCAACTCATCTGGCTCCAGCGAGATGTAGTTACCCGTCTTGGTGATTCTGGTAAACTGCTTATTGTAGGAACTCGTATAGCATCTAATGACCTATACCGAGAGATTCGCAATGGTGAACACTGGACAAGCGGCAAGACTCCTTTCACGTATTTTTCTATGCCAGCGGTTCTAGAGTTAGATGAAGACCCTGAAGACTGGGTTACCCTATGGCCTAAAAGTCACATTCCTTGGGAAGGCTCAGATGAGGATATACAACCTGACGAGAATGGCCTTTATCCTAAATGGGATGGGCCAGCACTATTTCGCAGACGTTCCGAAGTCAGCCCGTCGGCCTGGGCGCTTGTGTATCAACAGCAAGATGTCCAAGAGGATTCAATATTTTCCCCTGTATGTGTTCAGGGTACGATTAACAGATTCAGGAGAAGGGGACCTCTAAAGCCTGGCGCTAAGGGGCATCCTACCGAGTATGGTTCTTGGTATACCATAATGGGGCTAGACCCTGCTATGACTGGTAATACTGCTGCTGTTATGATGACGGTAGACCGTAACACCCGCAAGAGGTATGTACTTGACTGTATCAATATGTCAGACCCGACACCTCAGAAGATTCGCCAGTTGATTGAAGACTGGACTAACCTGTACCACCCACAAGAATTACGTATCGAAATCAACGCACACCAGAAGGCATACGCCCTAGATGATGACTTGCGTTCTTACTTGGCTTCTAACGGAGTCAGGTTCTCCAGCCAGTTTACTGGTAAGAACAAATGGGATACTGCATTCGGCGTAGCGGCTTTGAGTGGGTTGTTTGGCACTATGAGAAACAATGTACATCAAAAAGATAACTTAATAGAATTACCGTCACAGGATAACTCTGAAGGTATCAAGGCTCTAATCCAGCAACTCATAACCTGGACTCCTGATACTAGAGGCAAGACCGACTGTGTGATGGCTCTTTGGTTCTGTGAACTACGTGCCAGAGAAATGATAAGCAATGCTAGCATCAACCAAAGCCACATCTCAAATAGATGGGCTACAAGAAGACAACTAGATAACCGTTACACAGTTAATGTGAACGATTATGAGTTGTCTATGTACGAATAGGACTATAATGGAATTTGATATCCACTCTATAGCGCGGCGCGTCGATAATATTAAGATGCGTAACTCTGACCGCGATGCGCGCATGTCGGATATCCTTGCCGTACGCAAGGGAGATATGGGTGAAATCTACCCAGACCTGTTCCCTGAAGGTATGGACAAAGCCATGGTTGCCAACTTTGTTGATGTTGCCGCACGAGACTTGGCTGAAGTACTAGCACCATTACCATCTTTTAACTGTTCAGCAATGAACGTTAATAACGACAAAGCCCGAACATTTGCTGACAAGCGTACGATGATTGCAAACAATTACATCTATCACTCACGTCTACAGTCTCAAATGTACTCGGGTGCTGATTGGTATTTCACTTATGGATTCCTACCAATTCACGTCGAACCAGACTTTGAGGCAAACCTACCCCGTATTCGCGTAGAAGACCCTACGGGTGTCTATCCAGACTTTGATAGATTTGGTAGATGCGTAGCATACGCAAAGCGTTACTATAAGACTATCGGTGAACTTGCAGTAGAGTATCCTGAGTACGCACCGTTCCTACTCGGACGTGACGGATTCAACCAAGATACAAACTCAATGGTTGAGATGATTCGCTATACCGATAAAGAAGTTACTGTTCTTTACCTACCTAGCAGAAGTAACTTTGTTCTAAACGCAGCACCTAACCTTCTTGGTAAGATGACTGTCTACATTGCAAAGCGTCCTACAGTTGACGATGAAATGCGCGGACAGTTTGATGATGTACTCTATGTACAACTTGCCCGTGCTCGTTTTGCTAACCTTGCTATGGAAGCAGCAGAGAAGTCAATCCAAGCACCATTGGTTGTTCCATCTGATGTTGTTGACCTTCCTATGGGTCCAGATTCAATCATTCGTACTTCTAATCCAGCAGGTGTTGGTAGAGTAAGATTAGATATGCCACCAGCGGCATTCCAGGAACAGGCAGCCCTACAAGCAGAATTACGTTTAGGTGCTCGCTATCCTGAAGGTAGAACTGGTAACATTGATGCCAGCATTATTACTGGACAAGGTGTACAAGCACTACTTGGTGCTTTTGATTCACAGATTAAAGCAGGACAAACTATCCTTGGTGAAACACTAGAGGATGTATTAAAAACATGTTTCGAGATGGACGAAGTCCTTTTCGATAAAGAAAAGAATGTCAGAGGAACAGCGCAGGGTACTCCGTACGAGTTAAAGTACACACCAAGCAAAGACATTAAAGGTGACGCTTCTATTGAAGTACGTTATGGTTTAATGGCAGGACTTGACCCATCGCGCGCTCTGATTTTCTCTCTTCAAGCACTTGGTGCTGATTTAGTATCCAAGGATTTTATACGACGTGAATTACCGTGGAACGTTAACGTTTCTATGGAAGAACAACGTATTGAAATTGAAAAGATGCGTAACAATCTAGCCGCCGCTGTAACAGCAACTGCTCAAGCAATTCCTGCTATGGTTGCGCAAGGCCAAGACCCATCTATGCTAATTCAAAAAATTGCTGACGTTATTGAACGTCGTCGCAAAGGGGACACTATAGAGGCTGCTGCACTGGCTGTGTTTACACCGCAACCCGCGCCTGAACAGCCTATGCAGGAAGAAACGGTTCCGCCAGGCACACAGGCTCCAGTTGAGATGCCTACGTCCCCAGTCGCTCCTGGCGCCTCTGGCGGAGCCCCTGCTGCTCCTACTGACCTAGCAAGTATCTTGGCTGGATTAGCAGGCTGATATGGCTACTAAGAAAAAGCCAATCAAGAAAGTCGTCAAGAAAATGACACGACGACCTAGGACAACTAAAGAACCAATTCTAACTAAACTAGATTTCTGGGCTATTGCAACTAAAGAAGTTTATGATTCACTACGCAAAGCAGGTATGGACGAATCTACTGCTTTAGCGTTTGCTATGGACAGGTCAAGTTATCCTAATTGGATAGTTGACCCTATCGACCCAATTAGAAACCCACTGGATGATTTCGACGAAGATGAGGACTAAATTATGTCAATGCAAGACTTACCAAGTGGGCCAGCGCAACTATCCCGTAGAACTGATTTAGGTAACGTAAAGAAAATTCAAAGAGAAGGCAAGAATATTGCCGAGGCTTCTGGTGGTACTTATGGACAACGCAAGGAACTAGGCGAATTATCGCAAGGCGCTATTACCAGAGTAGCAGAACCTGCCCGTGCTAATCCTCTCGCTAACTCCTTACCTCCTGTTAATTTAATGGCAGAAGGCGAAGAAGGAACACCGCTTTCTGACGGTGCTGCTGGTGGTCCTGGTCGTGACCGTTCTGCTTTAATGACACCTGTTGATGACTTTAATCAAGGTGAGTTACTAGCCCGTGCTATGTATCTTGCTAACCCAACTCCACAACTTGCTAGAATCGTAGAAGCGTTTAACGAAGAAAAACGGGGCTAAGTAGTGGCTGAATTTAAACAACCTACTCTAGGTCCTGCTGCACAGGCTGTCTATAACAATAGTCAAGATTCTTTGCGCCGTAGAGTTGCTATTCAAATGAATACTCTGCAACCAGCAATGTATACTAACTTTGAAGAAATAGTTAATAGATATCCTGGTATGAGTAAAGACCTAGTAATGGCTATGGTTAGCCAAGGACTTACGGTTAATACACCTGGAATTGGCAAGATTGTATCTATGGATGGAATCTCGCAACTTAAAAACGATGCTTTAAACTTAGATAAAATCAAATCTACAGTTAAAAAAGACCGTGGTTTTCTTGGTGCTATCGGAGATACATTCCGTAATGCTATTTATGACCCATTTAAAGGCGCTACTCGCCTAACTTTTGCTGCATTACGTCATCCTTATGACAGTATTACTGCTGCAGTACGCGATATTTCAACTGGAAAGATGCCACAGCCTCTTTATGGCAAAGAAACACAACTTGGAGCGTTACTTGCTGACACATTTGGTGGCAAACCAGGTGTAGACACAGGCTCTGGGTTCTTTATTAACCCTGAAAGCCGTGTTGGTAAAGACCAAGCCAAGGCTATGAGTGCTTATGGCAAAGTTTTTGGTCAATCTTTTACTATCGGACGCTTTGCTGCTAAGTCAATAGGCGCAACTCCTGACCAGACTGCATATAAAGTGATGTCGGGACTCATTGATGCTACTTTAAACCTAGCAGCAGACCCTTCAACTTACCTTGCTTTTGGCGCACTTGGTAAAGGTGCCAGACAAACTAAAAAAATTAGCGAAATGGTTAAAAAAGCAGAGCCTTTTAACCAACCAAAGGCTAAGCGTTTAGAAGATTTAGATGCTGCAATTACTGGCTTAGAGCGTAAACGTTATGATTTAATAAAGAAAAATGCTAAACGAGTCGAAGATAGAGTTTTAAAGAAAGAGCGTAAACTTCTCGAAGTTGAAAAACAAAAGTCTGATGCACTTTCTGAAACTTTGAGCACTATTTTAAATGTTACTAAAATAAGCGGAGAAGGATTAAAGAAAAATCCTCTTGCTCAAGAGACACTATCAGTTGAGAATATCACAAGATATATTTCAACTAATGATAAAGTCCAAAGCGGAGAACTCGTAAGGGCTATTGGTAGACTTGGCGCAGATGCTAAGAATACTAAAGGGTTTGCTGAAGGTAACATCATATTAGATGAACTACCTTCTGCTGGTAAACTCTCTATTGGCGCACACGGTCTTGATGAGTATTTTGTAACTGCTCTTACCGATGAAGCCCTAGAGGTATTAGACCTTACTGCTGACTTAAGTTCTTTTACTGGTAAAGCATTTCAGGCTGAACAACTACGCCGTACTCAATTTTTAGATTCCTTAAAAGCGCTTGCTGATGATACAAGCATAGAACGTCCAATTAGAGACATCTTTGCTGATGTTACTAAACTATCGCAAGAAGATGTTATGTCTCTTAAGGGTTACGCTTGGGCTACACTTTTTAGTGACCAACCAGGAAACTTTAGAACACTAAGTGATTTTTTTGTAAAAATTGGTGCATCTGGTAGCACTAAAGCAATGCAGTTGGCTTTTAATGAGATGTCTAAGATTTGGGACTGGGATGCTATTTCTAACGTACGTAGTATCTACGGAGAAACTGGTGGATTCTTACTAAGCGCAAATAAGCCATACTATGGAATTGTCCAAGCAGAAATCGGCAACGCACTAGCAGAGATTGCAGACCCAACTAACCTTGGTCCTAATATGCTTAAATTAGTACAGGGACTTAAAACTAATGACGAGTCTGTTGCTAAGGTACAAGCAGACCTAGACAAGGCTATAGTTGAGCGCGATACCTTTGGCGAAAGAGTCAAGGAACTTGACATATTCCGTGAAGTAGCAAATCAAGATACTGCAACAGCAACTAGATTATTAAGTGACCCAGAGTACAAAGGTCTACGTGGAATCGTAGAAATTAATTCTGAGTTATCCGAAAAGAACATTCTACGCGAATGGGTAAGTAGCCAAGTTGGTCTCACTGATTACTTTGGTGGTAACTTAGCAGAAGACTTCTCTAA